GCAAGTAGCCGATTCCCTGTACATGGATCTTGAATATGAAAATATGTTCTTTGTTGGAGCACATTCAAGATCAGGGCAGTATTTGTCTTCTGGTTATACACAAGGAGCAACATTAGGTGTTAGAACTACCAAGTTAGTTAAGCGTCTTGGTTGTACAGCATTTAAAGGGTTGGTTGAAAATAATAAGTTACTAATACATGATGCAGAAATTATTTCTGAGATTTCTACTTTCATTGAAGTACGAGGAACACATAAGGCAGATGAGGGTTATCATGATGATTTAGTAATGACATTGGTATTATTAGGTTGGGCAGCAAACGATCCTTTCTTCAAGGAATTGACAGATAGTAATTTACGAAAAGTATTATTCGAAGACCAAGCTAAAATTATTGAGGAAGAACTTACACCATTTGGGTTGATAGATGATGGTTTAACTCCAGAAATACAGACTGAAGTTATAGATTCTGATATTTGGTTTAGAGAAGATCCTCAAGTGCTTATGGAAAAAATTAGACAAAAACAGCTTGAACGTGTCTAGATGTCATTGAATATAAATAAATAGTAAATTAGAATGGAAATTCTATAAAATAAGGAGAATAACATGGCATTTCAGCTTTCACCAGGAGTACTAGTTACTGAAAAGGATCTGACTAATATCGTTCCTGCAGTTTCTACTTCTGCTGGCGCATTTGCTGGCGCATTTCAATGGGGCCCTGTAGAAAAAGTTACTACTGTTGAATCTGAAAATCGTTTAGTTGAGTTGTTTGGCAAACCAAATGATACCACTGCTACATCATTCTTTACTGCTGCAAATTTTTTATCTTATGGTAATAACTTACAAGTAGTCAGAGCAGCAAATACCCTTTCAAGAAACGCTGTTGCAAACGTGTCAGGATATCCTTTAACAGATTTGGGCAACGTATTGGGTGTAGACGATGCCATAATTACTTCTAGTGTTTTAACAATTAAAAATTCTGATGTTTATGAAGGATCATATTCAACAGGTGTATCAGCTGTTCAAGGGAACGTTTTATTCACTGCCAAATATCCTGGTGCTTTAGGTAATTCTCTAAAGGTTAGTATGGCTGATGCTAATTCGTATGCCGCTTGGACATACAAATCTGAATTCGATAGTGCGCCTGGAACATCTACAGCAGCAGCAGTTTACCATCCAACAGCATATGACGAATTACATATTGCAGTTATAGATGAAGATGGCTTATTCAGCAACGGCACAAAAGGTGTAGTATTAGAAAAATTTGCTTATGTGTCTAAGGCCTCTGATGCTAAAAAGTCTGATGGCACAAATCTTTATTACAAAGATGTTATTAATCAGAGTTCAAAATATGTTTGGTGGGGGAGTCATCACGTAGGTATTACTAATGCAGGACAACCAGTATCAAGTGGAACAACCACAGGATATTTTGGTAATTTGTCAAGTGCAGCTACTATGTCATTAACAGGTGGAAGTGATTTGACCCTGACCAGTTCTCATAAAAATACTGCCTGGGCATTATTTGCTAACGATGAAGAAATAGATATTAGTTTAATTCCTACAGCTGATGCCGATTCAACAGTGGCTGATTATATCAGAAGCTCTGTTGTAGAAGTTAGAAAAGATTGCGTAATGTTCGTATCTCCAGAATTGGCAGATGTTGTTGGTACAACAAGCACATCTACAGCTGTTACAAATGCAATAGATCATAGAAACACTAATTTGAATTTTAATACCTCATATGCAGTTATGGATTCAGGTTGGAAGTATCAGTACGATAGATATAATGATGTTTATCGTTGGATTCCATTAAACGGTGACACTGCAGGATTATGTGCAAGAACAGATTTTACAAATGATCCGTGGTTCTCACCTGCTGGTTTCAACCGAGGTGTTATTAAGAATGTAGTTAAGTTAGCATATTCACCAACTAAAGCTCAAAGAGACGATTTGTATAAAGCAGGAGTTAATCCTGTTGTATCATTCCCAGGCCAGGGAACAGTCTTATTTGGTGATAAGACAATGTTAACCAAACCTAGCGCATTTGATAGAATCAATGTTCGTAGATTGTTTATTGTTTTAGAAAAAGCTATAGCAACTGCGGCAAAATTCCAATTGTTTGAATTTAACGACGCATTTACTAGAGCACAATTTAGAAATTTAGTTGAACCTTTCTTAAGAGATGTTCAAGGCAGAAGAGGCATTACAGACTTCAAGGTAGTATGTGACGAAACTAATAACACAGGAGAAGTCATTGATAGAAACGAGTTTGTAGCTGATATTTACATTAAACCTGCTCGTTCGATCAATTTTATTTCCCTAAACTTTATAGCTACCAGAACTGGTATTAGCTTTGAAGAAGTTGGCGCATAATAGGGGAGAAATAAATGTCAGTGTTTAATATCGAAGGATTTAGATCAGCTTTAACCGCAGGTGGAGCTAGACCTAATCAGTTTCAGGTAGTTTTAAATTATCCATCTTATGTGGGAGCAAGAGATCCTAGAGCCAGCTCATTTTTAGTAACTACTGCAGAATTACCTGGATCAAGTGTTCCTCCTGCAACAGTGTTTTATAGAGGTCGTCAGATTCATTTTGCTGGCGACAGAGTATTTGCTCCTTGGTCAGTTACCGTTCTTAATGATGCTGATTTAATTATTAGAACAGCATTAGAACAATGGATGAATGGTATGGATGCTTTACAATCTAAGAGAGGAGTAACTATTCCTACAAGCTATGTAGCAGATTTGTACGTGCAACAATTGGATAGAAACGGTGTTATATCTAAAACTTATGTTCTAAGAGATGCCTTCCCGACAGAAATAGGTCCTGTAGCTTTAGATTTCTCAGCTAATGATCAGATTTCTAATTTCCAAGTTTCGTTCATGTATCAATACTTTGCTACAGATAACGTACCTGCTCAAGGTATTGTTTAATTAAAGAAAATATATTATGGCCCTTACATTATTTGGTTATACGTTAAGCAAAAAGGAGGATCCGCAACCCTCCTTTATTGCACCTTCGAACGATGATGGAGCAGTCACATCAACTACCGCCGGGTATTTCGGCACATTTGTTGATATGGATGCTACATCAAAATCTGAAGCAGAATTGATTACAAGATATCGTGAAGCATCTATGTATTCAGACTGCTCAACAGCAATTGATGAAATTGTTACGGAAGCAATTGCAGCAGTAGATGATGAACCTCCTGTAGATATTGTTTTAGATGATGTAGATTTACCAGACGATTTAAAGAATTTAGTAATAAATGAATTTGATAACGTATTAAAATTATTAGAATTCAATTCTAAAGCATATGATATTTTTAGACGTTGGTATATTGATGGTCGAATCTATTACCAAAAGGTTATAGATTTACAGAATCCTAAACGAGGTATTCTTGAAGTAAGAAATATTGATCCTCGTAAAATTAAGAAAGTTAGAGACACCAAAAAAGAAAAATTAAAAAATGGTGTTGAAATAATTAAAAGTGTTGAAGATTATTTTCTTTATAATGATAAAGGATTACTTCAAACCAATACCTTTATGAGCACTACAACAACGAATCAAGCAATTAAAATTGCTATTGATTCTGTTACATATGTCTCATCTGGTTTGATGGATTTAGAGAAGAATGTAGTTTTAAGTTATTTACATAAGGCAATTAAGCCGGTTAATCAACTTAAAATGATGGAAGATGCTTTGGTAATATATCGTATATCCAGAGCACCAGAAAGAAGAATTTTTTATATTGATGTAGGTAATTTGCCTAAGATCAAAGCTGAACAATATTTAAAAGATATTATGACTAAGTTTAGAAATAAACTTACTTATGATTCAGCTACAGGTGAGATCAGAGATGATCGTAAATTTATGTCAATGCTCGAAGATTTTTGGTTGCCGAGACGTGAGGGTGGTAGAGGTACGGAGATATCTACTTTACCTGGCGGAGAAAATTTAGGTCAGATTGAAGATATTAATTATTTTCAGAATAAATTATATCAAGCTTTAAATGTTCCTTTGTCTAGAATGCAGCAACAATCCGGGGGATTTAACTTCGGTAGAGAAGCTGAAATTTCAAGAGACGAATTAAAATTTGCTAAGTTTGTAGGAAGACTTCGTAAAAAGTTTTCTGAGTTATTTAATGATATGTTAAAGACTCAGTTAATTTTAAAAGGTGTTATTACTTCTGCAGATTGGGATAGTTTTAAAGATAAGATTAATTATAG